TATCAAATACAGTTAATGAAAACTCGTAGTAGTAGTGGTGTTGGGCAGAAAATCGATCTAGAGTTTAACATTGATACACTACGCATCACTGACATGGAGCAGGAAGAAAGCTACGGTAACGGAGCACCTAGTGCAGGTTCAGCACTATTAACGCAAATTAAGAATCGTTCAACTGCACAGGGGGAAGCACCAGCAACAGGTTGGGAACGAGCTACACCTAAAGAAGGGTGGAGTTTAGAAACACCTAAGGTGCAGGCACAAGTTGAAAGTTCGAGATTACGTCAAATGTTGAATAACCTAGATCAAGACGAAGTCTAATGGAAGAAGTACTGCTATTTCCTACAGTGATACATCAGTATGATTTAAAAAGTCATAAAGATTTTGCACGATTAGCCGACCTAGCTCTGCACATGGAATATGAACGGGTTAGACTGTTAGCAGCCACTACTTACCCAAATCGTCAGGGCTGGCCCACAGGCATACTAGGACATCCAGATCTCAAGGATCTACGCAGGGATTTGGAGCAGGCAGTTGAACTATGGGCTAGAACCGTAGGCTGTAGACCTTTGTATATAAACCACAGCTGGCTCAATCGGTATGATCCAGGCGACAGGGTCGAACGGCATAGACACGAACACAGCATAGTTTCAGCAGCGTTATTCATCCATACACCACCAGGATCGTGCAGTCTAAGAGTTCACAGTCCTATTGAACAGTTACGTATGTTTGAGCTTAGTACACATACAACTTTCTATAATGAAAATTTTCACGAGTTCGCAGCCGAGTCAGGACGCTTGATCATTTTTCCCAGTTGGCTAGCACATGATAGTTTAGACAATCAATCGGTCGGTCGAACAACCTTAAGTTTCAATACGCAGTATCAGGCCTAGATGTTGCTATTTTTTTGTGCAGATAGATAAGTACGTATATAATGCTGGAGAATAATCATGGAGTTTGTGCGTGTCAAGGATATTAACCATCCTATTACTAGGGTCATCAAAGATGATCCGGTACGACCGCACATTCCTCTTGAACAGCGCATCAGTGAATTTAGCGAAATAATGGCCCTAACTGAAGCCGAGCAAGTGTTAGCAGTTACTTGCATGGCCTGGTTGGGCGACATACCTTCAAGCGAACAAGACCTATTAGACTTGCCCAAGCAATGTAGCATAGCAGTATTTTACACTATTTGGAGTTACAGTCCAGGTGCAGGAGCCGAACTGCTACGACAGGCCAGCCAAAAGTTATTGAGTGAATATGGTGACCAAATTCGTGGCATAGTTACACTGAGCCCACAGACGGAAATGGCACGCCGTTTTCATTTAAAAAATGGTGCTAGAGAATATCGACGCAATGAAACCACAGTAAATTATGGTTATTATCTAAAGGATACAAATGCAAGCATGGCCTTTGAGGATTCCTCAGGAACAATTCAGTCAACGTTATAATACACACGCAGTCTTGGGAGGTGTTTTTACTGCTAGAGAATGCCGTCAGATCATTGACTTGGTCGAACAGCAGGAACAGATTCATGAAGCAGTTATTGATCAAAAAGGTCGCCCTGAATTGGCTGCACAAGTACGTCAAAGTCGTGTAGCTTGGCTTAAACCTGAATTAGAATCTTATGCTTGGATTTATCAACGTTGCACAGCCGCAGTACTACAGGTCAACAATCACGATTGGCAATTTGACCTAGACTATATTGATCCCTTACAGTTTACACTATATACTAGACAAGGCGATCATTATGGATGGCACATTGATAACCTCAGTGAAGGCAGCACTTATAGAAAGTTAAGTTTTAGCATACAGTTAAGTCAACCTGCCGCTTATGATGGCGGAGATTTAGAAATACTCATGGGACCCGAAGCTACTAAGATGCCCCGAGAGCAGGGCGTGTTCACAGCCTTTCCCAGCATTACTACGCATAGAGTAACCCCAGTGACTCGTGGCGAACGTTATAGTCTAGTGGGTTGGTGTACAGGGCCCAAGTTTAGATAAGAATCGCGAAGCGCAGCTTAAAGCTAGGCTGCGCGACAGCGCAAGCGCGAAGCAAAACCGGTTAAGCAAAAATTAGCCAAATTATCTGCTAGTATAATGACAAATTTCCCAGTCAGTAAATACTGTATGCCCAACATATACTATTTGCCCGAGTATCATGAATTTGAATTTGTGGCTAGAGTACCCTGGCCCAAAATCATGACCAATTGGCAGGAAGATTGGATCAACAGTATTGATACACTGGAATCATGGCTTAATCAATACACAGGCCCACATTGGGTAGAATGGGCTTACAGTCAACAGCAAAACCAAAACTATTGGGAAGCCTGTGTTGCGTTCAAGAGAGATCGCAACCGTACACTATTCTTGCTTACTTGGAGTTAATGTCACGGATCCAGCACTCGTAGTATGGATCCCAAGCAAAGCCTTTTGGTGGCGATACAGGATTAAACAACCATGGATGCGTAAATGGGTTTTGTTCTGGAAATGGGTGTACTTCACGATAACGTTGCTCAATGTAGCTTAAAGCACGAGGATCAGTATATTCGTGCGCCATAGGACCTTCATATATGGGTTCTTGCTCAAACTTTTTAAACTTGACTTCAAATGGTTTAGCCATAGCGATGAGTTTCCTTATGAGTGTAGTAAACATATATTTATAGTGAGCAAAGAGTGTTGCGTAGCGATGCTCCACAAATGGGTCCTAGCAGGTAAAAAACTTGTACGCAAAAAAATTTGGAGAAGTACTTACTGTAATGGTGGGGTCAGTTTTAGCGTAAGTATTCAGCGTAGTAAGCTAGAGCCGCTAAAAACGCTACAACTATAACCCATGCCCAAGCACTGACAGCAGTTTCCTGACGGTCTATAGGATACCAAATATCACGGTCTGGATCATAGCGATACCAGCGTCCACGGATCAGTTCAGTTTGCGTATAGAGTTCATTCATAATGGTTGATCCAGTGGCTAATACGGGGAGCGAGCCAGTAGACAAAATTAAACACGATAAACCAGCTTATGATCCAGTTGGGAAACCAATGTGCTAGCGTAACTGTATTATTGATAGCAGTCATGGCTAAACTGGTTAGAACTGTAACTAAGCCACTGTTGACTATACTGGTGATCAAATGTCGCATACTAGTATATATGCGGCGGGGGTCTACGGGCAAAAAAATCTGGTGCGCGAAAAATTTAAAATAAAAGTACTTATAGATTCGGGGTGGTGATTTTGCACCTATGGGCATGCGCTGTTGTAAAAAAACAACAGTTTAAAAAAATATATGCCGACCGGGTCCAAACCATTTCGGTCAAAAAAAATCCCCTGACGGTGCCGGGAGCGAATCGGACTTACCGCATCAGGGGATACGTTTGGGAAGGTATCTGCCTTCCCTCAGGACCAGTTACCGGGAGCGAATCGTTGGCTGGTCTCTATGCGGCTCTCCGGCCGCTCTAGTCTTAACGGTTACGCATACAGGTAACCTCTACTACAGCACGCCAGTTGTTGGGCATGCTACGGCGTATGTCTGCTACCTTAAGCACCATACGCAAGCTGAGCTCACGCATACGTTTAGCATTGTCTGCAATGAAGTCTACCACTTCAGCCTTAGCTGTATCACTAAGCTCGTAGTCGTCCAGCATGCCTGCATCACGTACGACTTGACGGATGCGTAGGAGCTTCTCACGCTCTGTATCAATAGTCAAGTCCAAGTAATGGCAACGGCTTTCCAATGCTTCCAAGTGATCACGCAGCTTCTTTGAGCGCACGTTGTCGAACTTGATGTTGGTAATAAAGATAGCACCGCCCTTGAACTCAAAGCTATTGGGCACACCTTCTGAGCGAAGCAGTCGGCTGTCCGTGTTCCAATGGATGGTACGCTTCTTGCTTGAATCCAGAGCTGCCTTCAAAATATTAAGGCTCAAGTCGTCCAGCAATACGCTGTCACAGTCGTCAAACACAAGGATTGACTTCTTGTCACTAAACTCATAGAGCTTTGAGTACAAGCCAATGGCACTCATTGCGCCCTTGACAATCTCGTACTTCTTAAGCTTCTTGTCGTCAGCAACATCGGCAAAGACATCGTGCTTTGACAGTACTTTCTCTACACCAAAGCTCTTGCCCACACCCGGAGGGCCCGATACGATCATAGCACGTACATCGCCCTTCTT